GGCTTGTGGTCGCCGTGGCAAGGCGCAAGTTTCCGACAATGGCATGGGACGAGGATTTGCTGCAATGCGGGCTGATAGGCTTGTGGCGGGCGAGGGAAAGCTTTCAGCCGGAGAAGGGCGTGAAGTTTGCTACTTACGCCTACCGCTGCATTGAAAATGCCATGCGGGACTATCAGCGGCAGCAGCTGCGACAGACCGGCAGAGAGCTATTCGCCGAGGACATGGACAAGCCGCCCGCAGCACTGACCACAGCTGCGCCGGACGGGGCGGTTATATCCAAAATTGATATCGCAAACGCCATAAAAAAAGCATACCCACAGGACAGCACCGAGTGCAAAATCCTGTGGGCATTGCTCATTTCCGGACGGTCGAAGCGGTCGATTGCGAGGGAATGGGGCATGACAACGGGGCAATTGACGAGGTTTGTGAGGCGGGCGGGGAAGCGGTTGGGGGTGGAGGGGTAGACCCGCCCGGCGTTGTCCATGTTTTCATGGTCAGCTCCTCATGGTGTAGAGGGCGTAATATTCCTTTTCGGTTGATTCCATGTCTTCGAGGGTTTCGGCGGCGTTGTACTTCTCAACCAGTCGCCGGGTCTCCGCTTCCATGTAGCTGCGCTCAAATTTTGGGGTGGTGAGCATGGCCAAGGCGCTATATGCGGCGGATGCTTTCTCTAATCTCCCATAGAGGGATGCGGCTTTGGTAGACACTGTTTCACCCAAGTAGCTGATGCCGTGTGGGTATTCGGCTTTGAAGTTGTCCAGTGCGTATTGATAGTCAATATCGGCGTTGAATAGCTCGTGCTTGATTCTGTTTGTGATGGTCATGGTGTTACCTCCTCCTTCAACTGGCAAGCCTTGAAACCAAAGCTTTAATCTCGTTGCGCTTGTGATGGCTCATTCTCTTTGCTGCCAGGTCGTCAATCTGGCCACCGGTGACACTCTGGAGCTTTGCGGCGATTCGCTCGACAGTTGCATAATATTCGGCGTATGCCTCGTCTTGTGCGTCCTCGCTGATACTATCATCCATGCTCATGGCGTGGAGCCGGTCGGCGGTTTCAATCAGGTTGAGTAGTTCTTTTTTCATAATTATACCTCTTTCTTTATCGTGGCGGCTGTGGTATAATCCACTTGACCGCTTCGGTGGTTTAGGGTAGTAACTCGTTGGTTTGTCGGCCGGAGTTGCTACCCGCTTCTTTTTGCGATGGGGTGTTTGCTGTGTCTTTATCCTAGCATTAAGCGCATAATGCGTCAAGGGGTAATGTTGCACAAGGTTTAAGCGCTTAATCTGTGCAAAATAGCATATTGCGCTTAATCCTTGCATGTGTTACTATAATATAGCAATGGGAGGTGGCGCAGGTGGCGTTTAAAGATAAAGCGGACGCATCAAAATATATATACCAGTACACAAAGGACAATTACGACAGGATAAGCTTGACTGTTCCGGCAGGGGAGAAGGACAGCATAAAGGCGCACGCTGCCACCAGAGGCGAGAGCGTCAACGCATTTATCAATCGGGCGATACAAAGCCAAATAGCAGCGGATAAAGCGCCGGAGGACTAACTTCCGGCTCTCTTTTTTTACCCTTGACATAATTGCAAATATGATGTAATCTAATATTGGATATTATGTTCATAAAAAGTTAACAACTTGATTTGGTAAAAAACACTTCGTCGGAGCGTATAACAAAGACAGGAAGTCAGTTGCAGCTACGAAGGTGCGCCAGCGTAAGGCTGCACCAACAACCAAATCAACGACATAAACGGGAGAGGGGAGGCGTAAGGAATGGCGGCAATCAAGGATAATCCATACAGGGGCAAGCAGGACGGGAATGTACATTACGAAAACCTAAAAGCCAAGTGCGACAAGTACTTTGACGATTGCGCAAACCATCTACCGAAGCCTCGGAAGCCGACTAGACCGGGTCTCTGTCTGGCGCTTGGAGTGACTGTTGAAGGGCTGGCAAGGATGGAAGCTGGGAAGGTAGCATACGGGCAGTTCGTGAAAAAAGCAATCGAGGAGGCGCTGCTGCGTATCCGTGACGACTTAGAACAGCGAATCGACAATATGGCGATTTTCTCGCTCAAGCAAGCGCATTACGGCGGTTATTCGGACAAGCAAGCCGAGACCGGCGGCGGGCTGACCATTCAAGTGCAGGTGACCGGCGTTGACGGCAAAACAGCGCAGGAGCTGGGAAAATAGGCAATTTCGCACCGGAACTTCGTGAAACATTAATTTTGCGAAGTTTTTGAAAATCGAAGAATCCAGTCGTAGCAAGGCTTTGCGGAGATAACAAGAATCGCTATCGGCAATTCGGGCAAAATCGGCAATCAAGCAGGCGAATCCGTCACAATGACGAAGGGCGTAATCAGTGGCAATTCGGGGGCGTGGCGGCTGGGTGTGTGGGTGGTTCAAGGTCTGCGGGGGCGTGGTGCGGTGCGTGGGTGCGCTGGTGGACGGATGGCAGGGTCTGCGCCGGATGTGGGCAGGTGGACAAGCAAGGTAGGGGGGGGCGGCGGAAAAACGCCGGTGCCTCGCAGCGAGGTAGGCATAGTGTCCCCATACACCCCCTGAACGTCCAAAGCAATATGTGAATCCCCACATCGACAAGAGGAGGAGCGCCACGTTGAAGTGTCCATACATAACGAGTGAACGGCAGGTCGTACAGGATAGCATCGAATATGACGACGATGGACGGAACACATTTGTTCAACAGGTATTGGTGAAGGACTATTCAATGGCTGACTGTCTGGAGGCTGGTTGTGCGGTGTGGCGTGATGGTCGGTGCTGGTATAAGTTGTAATTTATAGTCAATGATACAGGACTCCTCTCACCTCTCGTTGTGACGTGCAAAATGGGGAGATATTTGCAGATGTAGCTCAATTGGTAGAGTAGCCGCCTTTTAAGCGGCAAGTTGGGAGTTCAAGGCTCTCCATCTGCACCATTTTAGGAGGCTGGATTATGTGGGCACCGATTTGTGACATTTTGAACCCGTATGAGGCGACGCTGGAGATGATAAGTCGAGGGGTAGTTTTTGAGCGAGTACGGCGTCGCAGAATTTTGATTTGGTTTTATCGGCGCATTGCAAGTGCGCTGGTGAGATATAACGGCCGCCTGCCCAAGTGCGGGATATAAGTTTGGGCTTGAACAAGGAACGTGTTGCGGATAACAGTTTGCTGTTTGGTCTGCGACCGAGGGGTTTTCTTGCGAGAACTCCCCTCACAATTTAGTCCCCGCCACGCCTATCAACGATGCGTACCATGGCGGGGGCGCTACAAAACAGGGGGGTGGCTTTGATAAAAGCGGGTCTGAAAATTTCAAAACAGCGGGCAAAGGTGTTTGGTGGCTGGGTGATGTGCCCACTGTGTACGAAGCGCCTGATGCCTGCGGATGAGGATGCGGCAGCACATGGGATATACCCATATTGTCCGCAGTGCAGGACGTCAGTGACGTTAGAGTTGAATAACGATAAGAGCCAATGAGCCGATGATGCCTGAAGGGGTGTTGTCGGTTTTTACTTTGCCAACAGTAAGTCCTGCACATGCACCATGATTTGGTAAGCGTCATGTAATGGCGTTGCTTGCGGGCAATCGGCATGATTTGTTGATGCCAACAAAATGTTTTAAAAGACGGCTGCCTGCCCGAGTGCGGGATATAAGTTCGGGCTTGAAAAGAAACAGAACAATTTCTGTGGGTGGTCCGTAACGGGATTTCCCGCAACGGGGGTGGTCCATTGGCAAAGAAAGCGATAAAAGTCAGCGGGGAAATGAATATTGACATCCGTCTGCCGCCGCCGAATCCGAAGCAGAAGGAATTTATGCTGTCGAAGTGCAAATATGTGGCTTATGGCGGCGCTCGTGCAGGCGGTAAGAGCTGGGCGGTGCGTGCAAAAGCGTATTTGGGCGCATTGAATTATCCGGGCATCAAGATTCTGATTATGCGCAAGACGTACAGTGAATTGGAGCATACGATTATTCAGCCTTTGGTGCAGCTGATAAACGAAGCCAAGACGGGTGACGGACTTCCGGCGGGGCATTACATTGCGAGCTATAACGCCTCACAGCGTGCCATCTATTTTCGGAACGGGTCAATGATTCGATTTGGGCACCTGAACAACGATGGCGATTTAACAGAGTATCAAGGAACGGAATATGAGTGGATGTTCCTTGATGAAGCGACGCATTTTTCAGAGTATATTTTCCGTACGTTGGGCGGTGCAAACAGAACGATTCGTTCAGACATTCCTGTTCGCATGTATCTGACGTGCAATCCGGGTGGCCCCGGTCATGGGTGGGTGAAGCGCCTGTTCATTTCCAGAGAGTATCGAGAGGGCGAACGAGGGCAGGACTACAAGTTTATTCCTGCGACGGTGGACGACAACACAGCTCTGCCGGACGACCAGAAGTTGGCCTACATTGCCTCGCTGGATTTGCTGCCGGAGGATATTCGTGCAGCGCACCGGTACGGTGATTGGGATGCGATGGCGGGGCAGTATTTTTCCGAGTTTAAGCGGGAAGTGCATGTGGTGAAGCCGTT